CATTTCTTTATGCTCTTTGTTCCTGTTATGGGTCTTTGGACAAGTTCCATCGGTATTATTGGTCTTGCTCTCAATCTTCGTGCTTATGACTTTGTTTCCCAAGAAATCAGAGCAGCAGAAGACCCAGAGTTTGAAACCTTCTACACGAAAAACATTCTCTTGAATGAAGGTCTCCGTGCTTGGTTGGCACCTGTTGACCAACCCCATGAGAACTTTGTATTCCCAGAAGAGGTGTTGCCTCGGGGCAATGCACTGTGATATAATAGGGGGGTCTTCGGATCCCCTTTTTTTATACCATGAAACTTTGGATGCTTGGTAATCGTCTCACTACTGAGATGTATGAACGTGAAAGATTTATCGAAGAAGCAGATAAATATGGTATAGATTTCTCAGTAGTTTTTGCTGATGAAATCGACTTGATTGTTTCCAGAGATGACCGTAAGTCCATTCGATATCGTAATGATATTGTCAGTCTCCCTGAATGTTTACTTGCTCGTACTGGCTCTGGTACTGGATATTTCAATCTCAGTGTTCTTAGACAGTTTGAACGACTGAATGTATTGACATTGCCCAACTCTGCTTCGATTGAAGCATCGAAGGATAAGATGTATGCTAGTCAAATTTTGGCACAAGCAGGACTTCCTATTCCTAAAACAATGCTTACAAGATTTCCTTGTAAAGCAGAAACTGTTCAGAAGCAAGTGGGATTTCCTTGTGTTATGAAAGTGGTTACTGGTTCTCATGGTGCTGGTGTCTTTCTTTGTGAAGATGCTAAACAGTTTGAGGATTTGTCGGAACTTATTTCTTCTCTTGAAGCAAAATCTTCTATGATTGTTCAAGAGTATGTAAAAGAATCGGAAGGAAGAGACCTTCGGGTCATTGTTATTGGAGGTAGAGTTGTCGGTGCCATGCAACGTTCCTCTACTGATGGTTCATTTAAAGCCAATATTTCCCGTGGAGGTAAAGGGGAAGCATACGATGTGGACGACGAATTGGAAATGCTTAGCATTCAAGTTGCAAAAGTACTCGATCTTGATATTGCTGGTGTTGATTTATTATTTCACAGTGACGGATACCGAATCTGTGAAGCAAACTCAGCCCCAGGATTCCAAGGATTTGAAGAAGCATTAGATATTAATGTTCCTCAAAAAGTATTTGATTATGTTAAACTCAGGTGTGGAGGGTGAATAAACCACTTCCATAACCGTCACAGCACTCCTTCACAGGGGTGCTTTTTTATTGTATAATTTCCTTATATTCAATTAGGCACCATGACCTACGAAGCAGAAGTACAATTCAAGTTTGATGCTACCTACACTCATGATTATAGTCGTGGGTTTGCATCTCATCTTGGTGATGAGGACTTTCTCCCTGAAGAGCATTATCTGATAACTGCACCAGCAGCAGACCTCAACTGCAAGCAGTATTTCAGACTTTTTGAAAAGTTTCTCCTCTGTGTAGGTATGGACCCTGTTGCTATTCGTAGTGGTGCTATGTCGTTGGTCTTCAACGATTGGGTGAGTGAAGAAGAACAGCGTAAGGTCTGCAAAGAGTATGAGCTCACGATGAGTGAAGATATCCGTGGTAAGTTTGAAGAGTGGAAGAAACTAGATGGGGAAATCCAGGATTGACGAACACTTAAAAATACTTTACACTAGGGGGGAGAAATTCCCCTCTTTTTATGACTGATATTAACGCAAAAATTGAAGAATATATCCAAACACTTGGATGGGAAGAAGGTGATGAGATTGATGTAGAGATTGGTGGAACATCTGTCTCTGGTATTGATGTTGGTGAAGTCTACAACAAGAAGTGGCAATCACCTATCGGTACTCGTAAGTACAATAAAGATGCCTTCATCATCATTAAAAACCAATCACGTAGAGACCTGACTAAATCCCAACCCAACCCAGAACTAAAGGCACATCACTCAGAATGATAAGTTCGGAAACTTCATACAAAGAACGTGAGATTATCATGGACACATGGCCTCAACTTTTTTGGTTGAAGGATAAAAAGAAAGTTGACAAAGAAAAAGATAAGAACTAAAATCTAAATAGTAATACGACCTATGAAAACCTGTAATGGCATTACATCCATTATCTCCTGCAGGATGGATTACTGACCCACCTGGAGCAAAGTGTCCGTATTGCGGAAAAACTCAGTTATTATGCTCTTATGTCAATGGAACAAATAGAGCATGGGGACGTGAGGAATGCAGGAGGAAAACCCAACATACCAAATCAGATATATAGAGTATGAGGTTAAATGCTTTTATGAGTTTTAATAAGATTTAAAACTTTGCCCCTGTATCGAAAGATGCTGGGGCATTTATTGTATGTGTATTTGTCATGGATGTTTCATTAAAAAAACAAAATTATACTATTCATAAAATCTGGAAACAGGATATCAGGGACTTTATTGGAGTCTTTGATACTGACTTTGATCCCAGTGAGATGATAAGATACTTTCATAACATGCAAAGATTGAATAAAACTCTACATAGAGGAACCCAGAACAGAGGTGAGTTTGTTAAAGATGAAGCAGTTTGCATTACATCTTCATTTGATGTTGCTGCTGATTTAAACGTTGTTAATTCTTACAATTGTTTGATGGGACAATGTTTACGTGAATATGTTGCCGAGTATCAGGTTCTGGCAAAGATGCCTTCAATTCAGTATACAGTAAACATACAGAAGACTTTACCAGGTGAAGGTTATCATCACTGGCATTGTGAAAAAGCTGGAGCAGTGCCTACTCTTACTAGACATTTAACCACAATGGTGTATTTAAATGATGTAGAAGATGGAGGAGAAACTGAGTTCCTTTATCAAAGTAGAAGAGTAAAACCAAGGAAAGGGAGAGTAGTAATTTTCCCAGTTACTTGGACTCATACACATAGAGGAAACCCTCCATTATCAGGTGACAAGATGATTGCAACAAGCTGGATGCACTTTAATCTAGCTTAAAATCCTTAACTTGTACTTGCCTTAGACCGTATGGAAATCCTAAACTCTCCACAAGACTTTTTGTTTAATTTGCAAACTTGTTCACCGAATGAAGCAAAAAGGATGTGGAAGGAGTCAATAAAAGAGAGATGGAACCATGAATGTGCTTACTGCGGGAGTAAAACAAATGAATTATCAATTGACCACATCGTCCCTCGTTCAAAAGGTGGGAATGACCATATAACAAATGTTCTATGTGCTTGCACAAAATGCAATAGGTCAAAAGCACATGAACCAGTAGAGCAATGGTATCGTAGTCAAAAGTTTTTCACAGAAGAAAGATACGATGCTATAATCAAATGGCAGAGGCAATATTTAAATCAAGATTTTACAAATAACTTAATGACTTATAAACCAAGGAGGAACAGAGTAGCATGAGCATCACAGTTTGGAGTAAGGAAAATTGTCCTTACTGTTTAAAAATTAAGACCGTTTTTGAACAAAGAGATATTGCATTTACCGAACAGGTTTTGGATATTGACTTTGTGACGGATGAGTTCTATGATGAGTTCGGTGTTGGTGCTACTTTCCCTCAAGTAGTAATTGATGGTAAAAATGTCGGAGGAGCATCCGATGCTGTTCGTCATTTGGTCCAGAACGGTATGATTTGAATGAACACTATAAATAACTCTGAACCCCCTAGAGTCAATCGGGGGGTAGAATTATTACTTCGTAAAAGGAGGGAAAAGGACGAAGAACCAAAAAAGGATGACTTTTGGTTCAGCAATCGGTTTTCTCTCTTAAAGAGAGAATTTACCGTACAAATTGGCATACGCAAGATTGACAAAGAGTAGTTCTCTCGGAGGAAGGAAAATGTTAGCAGTAACATTAACAATCGGAACATTGGTATCAATCATGTTTTTTTTCGTAGGTGGTGTTGTTGGTTGGCTTGCTAAAGAGCATATGTACCAAACCACTCCCGTCTATGCACACCCAGAGATGTTTGATGAGAACGGAAACATCTTACCCGATGAAATTTTAGCAGTACGATTTGAAAATGGCTATGACACAGACGAAGACGAGGAAGAAGACTGAGACACCTAAACTCCCTCCCAATCCCTTTACTTTTGAAGTACTTCAACTTGCATCAAAGCAAAGGTCTAAGGCAAAGAAAGTAGAAATCCTACAGACATACGCACACGACTCATTGAAAGCCATTTTCATTTGGAACTTCGATGAGTCTGTGATTTCTTTGTTGCCTCCTGGTGAGGTTCCTTACTTTGGTGAGGACGGCATGGAGTCTATGACCATGACCGAAAAGATTAACCGTGCTGCGGAAGCAATGCAGAATGGAAATTCTATCGGTGCTACCGACCAAAAGCATACTACACTTAGAACTGAGTATACTAAACTGTATAATTTCATTAAAGGTGGTAACGATTCCCTGAGTGGACTTCGTAGAGAAAGTATCTTCATTCAATTGCTGGAGGGTCTTCATCCTCTTGAAGCAGAGATTATTTGTCTCTGCAAAGATAAGCAACTTGAGACTAAGTATAAAATCACCAAAGAGATTGTTTCACAAGCATATCCCGATATTACCTGGGGAGGTAGAAGTTGAAGATTATTCATGAAAATTGTGACAAGGAACTTGCTGAAGATAGAACTCTTCCATACACTGCATATCTCGTCGAGTATCAACTTGATGGCTTGACGAGATTTGACATTGTAACTGCACCAAAGAGAGTTGATATCTTTGACCATTACTGGGATAAGTATCGTGAAGGATTTGTAAACATGACTCAAACTGAAGGAAGAGTTAACCCAAAACTTTGGGGATATAGCAGCTCCGATAAAAAGAAAAAGAAATGAGAGAAAAATTCATAGACGTTCTAAGAAGAGAGCTACAAAATGAGTTCAAGAAAGAACTCGGTGTTGATGTGAATGATGCTGCTCTCAAAAAAGTAATGAAAGATTATAAGAGAATTAAAAACAACCCCATCAACATCATTAAAGAGATGGACCAGAAACGTAAAGATTCCTAAAAACTGTATCAGGTTATACAATACGACTTGACTATATACTTTAAATGGTCTACGATGACCATACGTTCATCTCATGCTTAGTATCTTACTGGCATTGACCCTTGCCCATCATGATGACGGCAATCCTTATGGATGGCACATGTCGTGTGAAAGGTTCTTACAACGTCGAGTTGAAATTCAAGCAGACCCAAACCTTGACCTTCGGTCGAAGTTAAATCTGATTGGGTATCTCAAGACTAAAGTAGAAGGTCAATGTGAAGGTACTTACATATGAGACGCAAGTAAGTCGCGGAACGGAACGTTCATCCCACCCTCTCTTTCCGATGGTGGGACGCAAACGACTGAAGGAACGGGAGACTTAAAACCTCACCCATTTTTTCAGGTAACGACAAATGAACACACTTACTCTCATCAAAAACCAAATCGAGAAGGCAGCACGTCTTCACGATGCACAAATTGCTATGACATCCTATCGTGGTGTCAAGTATGAGTGCAAGAAAGGTGGTGAAGAAATTCATGGCACCTTCTGCTATCGTGGTCGCACTTATAACAAGTGAATTCTATGGATGCAATTCTAGTAGCAACAATAGGTTCTATTTTTAGTATTGCTTTTCTTGGACTTCTCTACGGAGAAGTCTTTCTTCTTTATAAGAAGTGAATGGAAAACTACAGATATCATTACGATGATATGGATAAAGATAGTAGACCTCCAGCATGTTATCAACTCACTTATAGAGGAGTAACATACTGGTCCTGCTATCAAATTCACTTGGATGAATGGTTTGAGAAACTATTCAAGACAACTGCATATTCGAGAGATTTAAAAGGAAGGTAAATTGCCTTTTAAAATCACGAGAGGGGTTGACTACCCCTCTTTTTTTATGTAGAATTGCCAAAGAGACCATCTGAAAATGGACAAAGAAAAACTCAAATTAATTGTTAGAAATTTAGAACTGCTTGTCGATGGTTTGAAGTCTGAAGTCTACTCTGACGTTGGTGCATATACCGACAAGAGAGAGAATTTTGATGACCCTGTAGAATTTCATCATGACTATGATGAAATTTTTGATAACGATGACGACGGATACCCAGACTGAGGATTTATGCAGCAAACAGTAAAACTTATCAGTGTCACTCCAGATGCTGAAAAACACATGGCTTATTGTGCCCGTGTAAGCAATCCGAATAACCAAGAGAATGAAAAGTTCTCTGGTCTTCTGCGATATTGCGTAAAGCATCAGCACTGGAGTATCTTTGAACAGGCATACATGACTCTGGAAATCAACACTACCAGGGGACTG